TGCACTACCTGTTAAACTTAAACTACCTGAAATACTTTGACTTCCGATAAATGAGTTAGAGCCTGTTGTTGCGTAACTACCTGTTAAGTTTCCTAATGTAGTATTCTTTGTATCTTGTGATGCAGTGAAACTATTCAATGCAGTAATGTCAGTTGTTACTGCACTACCTGTATTAACTGTAATGTTAAATGTAGATGCATCACCCTTTGTAAATGTAATTGTGTTAAGATTTACCGAAGCGGTTACTAATGAACTTGCAGTGATTGCAGATGTTACATAACTTCCAGTTTGTCCTGCTAAGTTACTCCATTTAGTATCGTTAGATGCAGTATAAGAGTTTAATGATGTGTTACCATTACTTGCTGTAAATGTATTTAAGTTAGTCAATGAACTATTTACACTTGCAGTATAAGTAGCTAATGTTGAGTTCTTTGTATTTTGTGATGCAGTGAAAGCATTAAGAGAACTAATATCAGTTGACCCTGTCGCTACTGGAAGTCCGTTAATTGTTAAAGTTCCTTGCACCTTAACACTACCTGAAAGAGTTTGTATGTCTGATAACTCATCTCCGAATTGATTTGAACCACTAGAATAAATTACACTAGCCGTTTCATAAGTTGTTTGAACATATTGGAATGATGCAGATACTGCAGTTATGTTTGTGAATGTTTGATTAACACTAAAGTTATTATCTACATTCGTTCTTGCAAAAGAAGCAGTTTCACTTTCAGTAATCCAACTTCCAGATTGAGTTCCCAATGTAGAGAACTTTGTATCAATACTTGCGGTATATGTTGCAAGTGTAGAGTTTTTAGTATCTTGTGAAGCAGTGAATGAATTTAATGAAGAAGTTACATTTGCAAGAGTTGTATTCTTTGTATCTTGTGATGCAGTAAATGCATTCAATGAAGTTAAAGGAATTTGTCCTGGTAGATTTGTTAATGCACTACCATCACCTTTGAAATAAGAAGCAGTTACTGCTCCTGTTACTGATATAGATGATGATACCGATAAATTACCATTAGGTATTAATATTGTCAAATTACCTGGGTTAAGAGGTATTTGTGTTTGTATTAAATCTACATATGCAGTTCCGCCTTGGAAATAAGTTCCTTTGATTTCAGCAGATGCAGATATAGATTGAAATATTTGTGAACTTGTAAATCTATTAGTTGCGTTAGTTACTGCAAAACTACCTGTCTCACTCTCTGTAATCCAACTGCCTGATTGTGAACCTATGTTAGAAAACTTTTGGTCAACCGATGCAGTATATGTAGCAAGTGTAGAGTTCTTTGTATTTTGAGATGCAGTGAATGCATTTAATGATGTAATGTCAGTTGTTTGTGCACTACCTGTATTAACAGTTACTGCAAATGTTGTATTATCACCTTTGGTAAAAGTTAATGTATTTAAGTTTACACTAGCAGTAATTAAGAATGAACCACTTTCGGTTTCAGTTACCCAACTACCAGATTGTGTTCCTAAATTACTCCACTTTGTATTATTAGATGAAGTATAAGCATTTAGTGATGCAGTTACATTTGCAAGTGTTGTATTCTTTGTTTCTTGTGATGAAGTGAATTGATTTGTGCTAGATGTAAATTGATTAACACTAGCAGTCAAAGAATTAAAAGAAGATGTCGTTACTAAATTGTTTGTGTTAACAGATATAGTTGCGATACCAGCTTGAAGACTTGCACTAATGTTTGAACCACTAAAATTTAATTGAGTTGCATATCCTAATAAAATACCTTCGTCAGATATAGGTAACGCAACTGATGCAGTTATGTTTGTTAATTTGCTACCATCTCCTACGAATACACTTGCCGAAACAAATGATGAAGCAGAGATAGATGTAAATGAGTTTGCTTGTGTAAAATCGTTACTACCTGTTGTGATAGCATAACTGCCAGTATTAAGACTATCTACAAGTGTGTCTATAACACCTGTATTAAAATCCCTTAATACTTGTGGTGTAATTGCACCCGTAGTATTGTCAGGAAATGAACTAGCGTTTGATGCTGATAATTGATTTTTGGTTAATATCGCCATATCTTTATTTTATTTATATCGTAATTTCAAAACCTGAGCTAAAGCCTGAAGAGAATGGACCTGTAAGCACTACTGCTTCAGGAGCAAATTGTATGTTACCAATACCTTGTTGCATCAATGCACCTTTACAACATGCAACATCATAGGTATCACTATTCAAACATAGACATCCTCTTCTGCTATTCTTTGGTGAACTTAATCCTCTAGTAGGCCCAATGTATACTCCTGATGCATTCTCTCTATTGACAGAATAACGAAGATTACCATTGCGACTGTTAGACCACTTACCACTCATAGTTTCATTTTAATAAAAACACTAATTAACGGAAAAATAGTTATGACCCACTTCTTTTCATTGCCTCCCTGTGCAACATCGTTTCCATCATATTCTTATCTGATTTATAACACAGATACAATAGACACTCTTCTAATGGTGTATTAATTATTTCTTTGTATTTTGTAATATCCCCATTGGCGAGTTCGTGAATGGCTGCATAACCTCTCCACTTCTTACCAAAATTTGCCTGATATTGTGAGGTAACTCCATCTCCATCGTAGATTTCAGGATAGAACTCAACAAGTCGGTTGACAAATGAACAAAAAAAAAGAGAGCTCCAAAGTGAACATGCATGCCAACCTCTAACCATTTACCATCATCATCGTTTGGTATGTAAGGTTTAATAGAATACATATCACCTTTCTTTCTTTCAATAGGTCTATATAATATATTCATTATGTTTTGCCAGTTCTTATCAATAGTAAATGTGTCAAACTTTGTAATATCTACATATGCACCATAAGTCATTTGAGATAAGTTAGGTTCAAAGCCATACTCAATACCATCTATCGTTACAAACTTCTGCAATGGTAATTCTGTTTTACCTATAAAGTCCTCTATATCTTTTTTAATGTTTGTGTAATCCTCTAATGATAAACCTTTTAATTGGTTAGGGTCTAATCCACATAAGTGATAAAAGATAACAGCAGTTACTGCTTCTTCATCATCTTTATAGTTTTCCATTTCAGTTTGTAATGCTAACCATTTCTTTAAGGTAATGTCCTCATAAGATTGTGGTATGTTAATTGTTAGTTCCTGCACCATTTGTTAAAAATTTTATCATGTTGTTTAATCTAATTACTTTCTTTTCTTCTCTTTCTAAAGCAGTATTCATCATTATCATTTTTGCTCTTAAATCCTCATTTTCCTGTTGTAAACTCTTAGCGTAGAGTATCAACTCCCTAATTTCGGTCTCGTTCCATTGCTTTTGATTAGTATTTATGTCTTCCGATTGATATTGCATATTTACCTGCTTGTATTTTCTTTTGATTTAATTGTTCCATGCAAACATAACGGATTGCATCTATTGCGTGGTTAGAGTAATCAACGGGTATGTTTTCAAAGTCACCATTCTTATTTACAGTCCACACATACTCACTAAACTCTCTAACGATATTAACACTGCTTTTAAGGATATGTAGTTTGTGTTGGTGCATGATATCAATTCCCATCTTAATACTATCCTTACCTTTCTTAACAGGCTTTATATTGAAACCTGCTCTATATATCTCTTCTATCAATCTACCTTCCGCACTATCTCCCCATATTGGATTTCTCTCTACATCAAGTGATTTTAATTCAGCTACGATTTCCGATGTGACTAAACCTTTCTTATATAGGAGTTCTTCAAAGTATAAGTTCTCTCTCCACTTATATACTGCTACTAATGTTGTTGGGTCAATACTAAATCCAAAGTCCATACCGAATGCAACAAACTCTGCTTCATCAGGTATCTCCTCTACTAACTCTGCACTAAAGATTGTTCCTACATTATTGCCTGGTAAACCCAATCCATATATCTTATAGTATTCAGGGTTAACCCACTTTAACCTTTCAATCTCATCTACAATAGACTTCTCTAAAAATGGATTGTCTAAAAATGTGCTAATATATAAACTGCTCTCAGGGTGTGTTTGTATTTCATTAAAGATATAGTGGTTAGTTCCGAATGATGGGTTATACGCTATAATAGTTTTAATTCTAGTTCTAATAAATAACTGAAAGTAATCCTCTCTACTTAATTCATTACACTCATCTATAAACAAATAGTCTCTTGCACTACCCTTTCTCTTTTCCGAACTATCAATTGACATAAACTCTACCATTGAACCATTGTCAAAATTGTATATGTGTTCAGTAGCAGACCAGTTGTTATCATCCCATATCTCTAAATCTTTAAGTATTGTTTGCCAGTCTCTCATAATACTAACTCTCATAGATGGAAAAGACTTTCTTACTACTGAAACTACTATGTTAGGCTCCATTAAACAATGAACTAATATCCATTGTAAAGCAGAATATGATTTACTGCTTCTAGTTCCACCTTGCAGTATACATATCTTTTTACTCTCATCAATATCCCTATATGTCTTTGATGTGGTTATGTTTAGTTCCATCTACTATGTTTAGGTTGATTGATTGTATCTTTGCATTGACTTCCATTGTTCCTTTCACATCTATGCTTCTCATCTTTGGCATTGCATATTCTAATAACCTCATTGATAACTCTATAGCTTTCTCTGGGTTTTTCTTTTTTAGTTCTTCTAAGTCTTGCTGTATTGTGGATAAAGTATTATTAACTGCACGATTGATTGTTAACCTCATTTGTTCTGTGGTTCTATTCAATGCTCCTTTTGGTCTCCCATTAGCATTTATTCTTTTATCTCCTTTAACGAACGCCATAGTATTTTAATTGTATTTTACTATTATATAAACACATCTTATATTATTTGTTAGTAAACACCTCCCAAGCAACTAATAGTGTCAGGGTGGTCAGGTATACCATCATTAATACGATTATTTCTTTATCTTGCTTCTTCATAATTAAACCATTTATTATTATTGTGGTTCTCTACTGCTTTAATTAATCTCTTTACTCTATCCTTATAACTTCCTAACCATAGTTCATTTGCTTTAACACCTACTTCATATGGTAACTCTTTTCCTATTGATGTATATTGTTCCGCAGTTATATCAATGATTGTTCCCATTTCATCAACACACCACCAATGCCATTCACCTTCCCAATCTAATCCTTTATTTAATTGTAAGTTAGGATAAAAGTGTTTAAGTGTTGCCGATGAATGATAACAATGTCCATACATAGGATTTGCTACATTCCTATCATGCATCCACATTGGTAAAAGGGATGGTGTTAACTTAGCTTTTATTATTTCTATTGTTTCATTCATTCTCTATTGCTTCATATCCATACATTCCAACTGTCCTTCCATCTGCATCTAATACAACTATCATACCTGCCCATTGATTACCTCTTAATATAATTTGCTTATCCTTTATCCAATTCCAGTCAAAGTTAAGATGAACATACTTATAATCTATTCTAGTATTCATAGTGTCCGCGAGTATCAGGATATTCTTTTCTAATCATATTCTTTGTCTTTAGATTATTATTTTTTCTTTCTCTTGGCACCTTTCTATCAAATATCCATTCCATTATACCCAACTCTTTAGCTTCTTTCAATTGTTTCTCATAGTGTGCAAGAACATAAGACTTATCACCAGTCTTATTGTATTCTTTCCATGCATTACTTAAAGCAGTTCTTATACTACAAAATCTTGCACCTGCTTCATTTGTTCTATTATTAAAAGGATATGGTTTTTTTAGAGGACGCTTTGCTCTTTTAACTTCTTCAATTACTTTTTGTGCTTTATTAACACATAACCTACATTTGTTAATTGGTTTCATTGTATGATATGCAGAACCACATTCTTTACATATCCTATCTTCACCATTCTTGTGGTCAAACTTTCTAGCCCATAATGACATATAACTTATTGTTTATTAAATGGATTGTCTAATGTGCTCTCTAAATACTTTCTTATCTTCTTAACTGAAAGGAATACTGTTGACTTACTTATCTTTATATCATTTGCTACTTCATCAAGAGTTTTGTCCGACATCCAATATAGTTCAAATATCTTTGCAGGTGCCCACATTCTTGTTGCTGATAACTTTTGTAGTTCATCTATCACTTCTCTATGTGCCTTCTCTAACTCTTGGTCTTTATCTGTATCATATTCTTCAAAAACATCTTCACTTACGACTTCTTCTTTATACACTATTCGGTTTAGCTTTTTGGTTTTGTTAATCCATCTGCTTTCCAAAAATCTATAACAATAAAACATATGATAAGATACACCATAAAATATCTTTGGATTACATTTCTTATGTAGGTATTCATAAAGTTCTTGCACTAAATCTTCTGCTTCTTCTTTATTCTTTGTAATCTTTTTAGCGTGTTTGATTAACCAATCGTTACTATTGATGTATAAATTGGTTAATCTTTGTTCACACTCCAAAGATAAACTACCTGTTATCATTTACTTTTATATAATTGTTAAGTGTGTCAACTGCAGCTTTCCAATACTTTCCTGCTGATGAACAAGTGCATGGTCTTGCACCATGATTACCATCTATCTTATTATACATGTCCCAAATATATCCTGTTTGATGTTCTGGTATATGTGTAGTAATGGTAATCATTACTTCTTTAAGTTGATTGAACTCTTGTTCGGATAACATTTACTTTACTTTAAGTTTCGGTAATTTAAGGTCTTTCATTTGTGGTGCAACCTGTCCTTGTTTGATTGGTCTATCCAAATCTGCAAGATACTTAATTTGTTCCCATGCTGGATGTGTCGGGCTAAATGACATACCTAATGATGCAATGATTAATAATAAATCATTTACATTACTTACTTTCTGCCAATCAATAAAGTATAAGGCTTCTTTATCTATTTTACTTTCGTCAATTGCTAATTTAATCGTTGTCTCTTCCATCTTGTATTTTTTTAATTTTTGTTTGTAATAAATTTAATTCTATATTCAATTCTGCTAATTCTATATTTTTGGCTATTTTAGTTTCAGTCTTTTTAATTAACTTATTGTCTAAATGTTCTACTATCTCTTTCATATTTGAAAACTCCATAGGGAAATCTTCATCCCATAGTGTTTGAACTGAATTACTTCTATGTGAAAGCAATAAATCAAATAATTCCCACTTCTGCCAAATTTGATAGTATCTTGTATCTTCTAACTCAATTAGAAACCAATTTGGTTTTATTTCTTTTAATACTTTTATCATAACTCTATTGATTTTTCTTTACATCCTAATAATTGATTTAACCAAACTCTACGATATTCACATTTACAATCCTGATATCCTAATTTGTTTGCAATCCATTGTGCTAAATCATGTCCCCAACCTAGTGTTAGTATCTCAATGATACCTGATACTATGTTTCCTAATTTAATAATACACATACTATTTTTTCTTTTTATCTTCGTTATGATACTTTAATAAGTTTTCTGAATATGTCATCATTTGTAAGTTAGATAATCTATTATCTTTCTTATCTGCATTGATATGGTCAATTACCATACCTGGTGTGATAGGACATACGAAACTTTCCCACATTAATCTGTGACCATACATAATGTTTCTTTCACTATTGTCATCATAGATGTTGAATGTAGTGTATCCTATTTTACATTTAAGAGGATTGATTTCTTTGTAGTTATCAAACACAGCAGTTCTATTCTTTCTATTAGGACCTGTATTTGTTTTTGATACTAATCTACCTGATGTAGATATTAAATACTTTGTGTATTGTATTCCATTGTAGGTTGGAATTACCCATTGTTCTTTTTGACTTTTTGCCATTTAATTTAATTTTTGTTAATACTCTAATATACGAAAAAGATTTCAAATTACCAAATCTTTCTGTTAATAAGTATCGAGAAAAATAAAAAGCAGAAAAAAGGGATTAGCTGTAAGAATTAATATTAAAATGGCACTTTCAAAATTTATAAACAGCTAACCCCAGTATATTAGATTGTATCACACTCTATATAAAATAGCTAAATGCTGATAGAGTATTTATTAAGTGATA